ACCTCTCCTGAGGCCATGAAAGAAAACCCGGAACGCCTGTTCTTAAGGTAACACATCCCATAGGATCGTGAATCTGCTTTACAAGCTTCCCAGAAAATAAAGAATAATCTATTTGACTCCCTAAAGTCTGGTTTCCCAACATCAATTTTGGACCACTGCAGGTACATATAATGAGTGCCAGTAAGATAAGTAGGCTTGCCTTTGTTATAAAACCAAAAACCTTCTTCTCTACGAGCAAATTCTTTATCGATGTAATCATACCATGTTTCTTTAAAATCTAACGGATATTCTTCCCAATCAAATATCGTTTTAATTCTTTTTAATTCTTTTGGTAAAGGCTTATATTCAAATCTATCTGATTCAAATTTATAAACTTCTTTTGCTTTTGGTAAAGCTATTTTTAAGTTTTGTATTTCTACAACTTCACCTATTTCACCTGTTTTGCTTATAATTACAACATCGTGTTCTACATTATAACCATACTCCCATTTTTTATATCTATTATTTTTTTTGAGAATTTTAGGTTTAATATGATTATCTAATACTTTATATAAACTTTGTTGATACATTATTTTGACCTCCCTTCTGCAAAGCCTTTAAATTCTTTTGGCTTTTTAGTCTCTTGTTCTACTTTACCTTCAATAATATTTTCTTCTTCATTTATTTTAGATAATATTTCAAACGCATCAAATATTGCTAGTTTTTTAGTTGCTGCTGCATTTTTTAATCTATCAGCCGATATATCAGGACCAAAATCAATAATAGGTTCTTTAGCAACTTTAATTAACTCGTCAACTGCTATACGACCAGCTTGGATTATATTCTTCTTTATTTTCTTTGTGTCCATAATTAATTACAATATCATTTGATTTCATACAATAAAGACGCTCATCGTCTATAAAAAACTCCCATTCAGCGCCAGGTTTAAACCCAATCATATCACCTGGATTAATATTAGATGCTTCTAGTTTATTATTACTTATTTTTAGTATACCAACATAGGGTTGTTCTTTTCTGTTTCTTATATCATCAGAATTTTTTATTGGTTTTACAAAGCATCTATCACCAAAACTTTGCCATTCACCTTTATTTTTATATAAATATATTTGATCTGGTGAAACAAAGTATAAATCATTTTTAAAAAAAGATCTACTATTAGTTTGTTTACCTTGCATATTGTAAAATCTTCTAAATACATTTTGGTGTACAACTATAGTATCGCCTTTTTTTATATTAGTAGTAATAGCCAACGGTGTAGATATAACTTTAGCAAATCTATTAACAAACTTCCAAGACTCAATTTTAGTATTTAAAATTAATTCTTTTTCACCTATTTTTTTACTATTGTTATATCTACCTTCTCCGATAGGCTTTACTATAAAATCATATAAACTATTCATTAATATTCTAAATCATATTCAATTGATATAGCCATGTTAGAATTAAACTTTTTCCATGGTAATACTTCATTGTTTTTCTTTATGTAAATATTATATGAATTATCTTTTTCATCAAATAAGATGTGAGATATTTCGTGACCACCATAAACTTGTTGACCTAAAGAATAATGCATAGCATCATTTTTATAGTCAGAACCTATACTGATCTTTCTTATTACATTATTCATCTTTCTTTATTTCAGTATAAGTACCATCTTCTAAGTTTATATTTATTGATCCGTACTTATCTTCTAATACTTTTTTATATTCTTCTTGTTCTTGATTAACACCAGCTAAATCATGTAAAGCTGCATGCTTTTGAGTTTCAAGAACTCCAATATCAGTTGTGATCTTATAAAGTTTATTTTGAAAATCAACAACTTTTTCTAACTCTTCTTTTGTTATTTTTTCCATTTTATTTAATTTAATTTGTCATTAACCAATATCTTCTATAAACAGTTACATGATTTGATTTTCCTTCAAATGTGCAATGTAATTCACCATCTACAAAAGTATAAGTAATAAAAGTTTCAAAATCATTAGTTGGATTATATACTCTAGTTTTTATATAATTTTCACCTTCTTCTACTACAGTTTCTTCTAATGTTTGATTTTCTGCAAAAGAAAAATTAACTAATTTATAACCTTTATCTTCGTTGTGTAATATAACAACATAATAACTTGTGTTTTCACTTGACCAAGCGCCTCTTAATTTATCGCTTAAGTCATGACTGTGCATAGTAATGCTAAATAGCATAGCTATACTTAATAATAATTTTTTCATAATATTTAATTTAATTTAATTTCTAAGTGTATAATTACTTGTTATTATAACTTTTTACTTTTAAATACACTTGTAGCTTTTTCTGTCGTACGTCCGCCAAAATAGGCTAGAATTACAGACATCATAACTTTCTCAAAAGTATCATTCCAAGTATCATGTATTGTAAACGGTATACTTTCTACACTATCTAATATACCTGCAAAAGAAAATACAACAATACACCATACTAAAACAAGTGGTCGTACATTTTTACTTAACCATGAATCTGACATAGAATCAGCTTTCCATCTTGATGTAATAGCTTCTATTTCTTTATTCTGTTGTTCGTATATTAATTGTTGTAATTTAATCTTATCATCTAAAGAAACATCTGATTTAGTTATTTCAGCTATTGCTTCTTTAGGAGATGTCACACCTTGTAATACATTTCCTAATGTAGGATTTATTACAGACGCTGCGCCAAACAATAATTGTCCGACGGTTGTATCTTTAAATTGTTTTTTAGACATTAACTATTTTTATTAGTTGCACATCCAGCTTTACACTTTCCTCTATTGGTAAATACTACTCCATTAATAATTTTTCTAATACCACCCATTAGATCAAGATCAGGTATGCCAAATTTTATTTCAAGACCTCTTGACTTTATACTGCCAGGTGAAGATAAGTCTAAAGTTGGAGGCGGAATTAATGTTTCTTCTGGCTCTTCTGTTTCTATAGGTCTAAATACAGTTTCACTAGTAGTAGTATCATAAGAATCTGTTTCTATAGTTGAATCTGGTGTAGGTTGAGGATCTGGATCCATTATACATTTAATAGCATTTACTCCTGAGCCTACAATTTTACCTGTTTGAAATACTCCGTTTTCATAACAATCTTGCCAATTAGGAGGAGTTGGATTTCCACCTTGAATTTCTCTTTCACCAGTGTTTGTTATTGTTGTGTCAGTTATATCATTATAACCTATTATTTCACCATTAGGCCCATATACTTCTTCAGTTCTAGTAGTTACTACTTCTTCACCTGGAGTATAAATAAAACCCTCTTTTGGACCACCACTTTTTTCATCCATTCCTTCATGATTTGATTGTAATGGACTATCACTTTTTTCATCATAGAAAGAATTATATGCTTCCATTTCTGCATCATAATCAGGATTAGCTATAATTTCATATCTGTCATAGTTGGTATACCCATCCTTTACCAGGTCTGTTATATCATTGCCAGCTTTATTATAATAAACCATTTTTGTGTTTCTGGGACGACTCTCTACTGTAAATCCTTCTGGAAGATCATTTCCTGATCTAAAATCTCTTGTACGCATGTATGTATCTTGATTAGGATTTCCGGCTACAATTTTTCCATCTACAATACTTACCATTCCGCCGCCTTCTACCATCATATCATATATTTGTTCAGGTGTTACTTGTTCGGTAGGTACATTTTTGTAAGCACCTGCTTTAGCATCCCATTCACCTTGTTTAACATTATAGGTTTTACCACCGCTAAATCCTTTTTTCTTTTTACCAAAATCAATATGAAATTTATAATCATTAGCACTTGTATATGCGTCAATACCAGTTAATTTACTTAACAATGATCTTGAGGAATTACCTCTGTTATAACTCTTCCATTTTTCATAATCATCAGCTACAAAACTACCACCAGCTAAAGCTCCTTGATTATATTGATTAGCTATTTTATTAGCTAATATCATTGCTGACTCTCTTTCTGAAAGTCCTTTTACTTTTTTATCTCTTTTCTTTCCACCAAAGTTTTTATTACCAGAACTTATAACGTCACCTGTATCGTAGGTTCCAGTGAATCCTTTGTCAGTATGCGTGTGTCTCCAAGGTTGTCCTTGAGCATCTCTAATATTATGTCTTAATGGACTAGAAATTTTTCTGCCAAATGGATTATTGTGCTGTTTGTATCCCATAATTAATATTTTTCAAATGGATCTGTTTTTGCGTATGCTTCGGCCTCCCAGGGTAAATCTTGAGCACCTTCTTTCATATCGTCTCGTGAATATTTTTTTCCTTTCCAGTATACAAAGTCATTGTCATAATCTAGATCACCTCGTTTCATTTGATCTAAATGTACTTTTTCATGTTCTATAACACTTCGCCTTTCTTCTGGATCTGTTATTTTATCTGATATCAGTATAGTACCATTATTATTTGCCTTACCTAAAACTCCTTCTTCAAGATCAGTAGCATAGATAGGTGTAGTATCCTGTTTAAATGGAGGGTTTATTTTAAACCCACTACTTAATCTTATTTTCATTGTTTGTAAGGAAATTTTTTATTTAAATAGTCTTGTCTTTGCTGACATCCACAGGGTTTATTAAGGCTACTTGCGATTCTCTGCACAGCAGCCTTAATTCCTGTTTTTTGTGTGAAGTTAGCTATACTATCGCCTAAACCTCTAGGTTTCATATTTAGCTAATTAAAATATCTTTCCAGTATACTCTTAGTGCTGGATCGTATTTTGCATTTGGATCATCACTATCTTGTGGTAAGATAACACTAGCTTTTACACCACCTGGGTTAGCAGTAATTGCTCTATTAACAGCTTTTTTCATTAAAGCTAAATAGTTACTTGCTGTTGGTATACTAGCATTTGGAGCAGTAGCGTCAGCATCTGTAGAACAAGTTACTCTACAGCTTGTTGCACCAGCTAAACCGTTCAATTGAAGAACAACGTTATATTCTCCACCTGCACCAGCTTCTGCTTTTACATTTACAATGCTATCAACAGCTACTAGGTTATCACCATCTAATGATGGGTCTGCGGCTGCAGCTACTAAATCATAGCCACCAACAATGTTAAAGTTAATAAATTTTGCCATGTTTTTTGTTTTTAATGTTATTATATATTTCTAAGTTTCTTTGGTTTTATACAGATCCATGACTGTTTAATGTTTATCGAATTTATCTGGAGTATTTTTGTAATCATTATTTTTGTATCTTTTGATGTATTCATTAATTGCATCATAATACTTTTCCTTAAATCTTTCATCATCTCCATCAGCAGGATTATCTTTTTTCCATTTTGCATAAATTTCAGGCAAGTTTTTTACATCTTTTTCAAGTTGTAATTTTTTATTTTTGCCTTCAACTTTCTTTTGAATAGCTTCACCTATTTTTTTACCAGCTTCACCTATTGCTGTACCAATTGCTTCACTAGCTTCAAGTCTTCCATCATCTGGTACTAAAATAGAACCACCATCTTTTGTTATAGTAGATTTTAATTTAGGTATATTAATAGAACTAGCTGATTTTATACCACCATCAAGACCTCCTTTGAGATTACTTAATGGTGATCTATTGTTAAATCCTATCTTAAAAGAACTTCTATCTTTTAGAAAATTAGTTTTAAACTTACCTAAAGTATCCATATTATCCCGCGTGATAACCTCTTAACGCAGCTTCTGCTTTTGATTTACTAGCATATTTAGCTGGCCAAGGTTTATCAGTTTTATTACTAATAACTCTCCATGCTCCACCCATTTGCTTAATACATCCGCTTCCGCCTTCTGATTTAGCACAAGCATTCATCGGTGAATCAGGTCTATAATCAATCATTTCATCAATCATTTTATTTCTTATCTCACCTGATCTTTCGTCATTTTTTGGTAAAAACTTTCCTATCTTTCTTCCTTCTTTAGCAGCGCCTCGTGATCTTTCGTCATCTATCTGAGTTTTTAATTCATAATAAATATCTTGCTCATCTCCTTCATTTTTTCTAGCTATTTGTTTCGCTTCTCTTCTAATATGTTTATCAGTATGTCTATGCATCGGTGAACAGTGCGAATGAGCTGGAGATTCGTGATCATGTCTATCATTTTCTAAATAATGCAAACGTGCAGAGGCAGTAAGATCTTTATTGTATGCTTCTTTGGCATCATATCTCTCGTCTTGTCTGTGTGAAAAACGAGGGTGATTACCACTATATCCTCTTCCCATAATTTTTATTTTTCGTAATCCTTCTTACCAGGCTTAGTTTTAGACTTATCACCTTTATTACCACCTAATACTACTTTATCATATTTCTTAGCTGGTGATCCTTTTTTCTCAAAATCCTTTTTACCAGGTTTAGTTTTTGATTTATCTCCTTTGTTACCACCAAATACAACTCTGTCATATTTTTTAGCTGGAGAACCTTTTTTATCTTTAGCAGCTTCTTTCATAGATTCTTCTTTGTTGCCATCACCATCAATATCAATATAATCTGGTTTAGCAGCTTTAGCTGGAGAACCTTTTTTCATATCACCTTTAGCTTTACCTTTTTCAATATCTACTATTGGCATATCTTTTAATTCTCTTGATTCTTCTTTATGCATTGGTGAATCATATTTTTTAGCTGGTGAATCATGACCCATTTCCATTGGTGAATGACCCATTTCCATTGGTGAATGACCACTGTACATTGGTGAGTTCATGTACATAGCTGAATCTCTATGCATACCTGATTTCTTTTCAGCTTTATGCATTTTTAACGCCGACTTCATCATTTTCATCGGGTTGTTTGGTTGTTTATATCCCATAATTTCTAATTTTTGTGTGTTATTTATTTATTTATTTATTTAAACTATCCTTTCAAATGTTATTTCTATTGGTCTATTACCTGCTGCAGATGGAAAAGGATTTACACCACCTGAAACAAATTCTACATTAACACTTAATGTGTCGTTTGCAGCAAATGTTTGTACTAATTCGCCATAAAATATTTTATCTCCTGATAACTCTGTTGATTTTTCATCAATTACATCTATTAAAGTTCCATTTATATTAAATGATACTCTAATTTCAACTTGATTTGTTTGATCAAACCAATGTTGACAAGTTCTTACTTTCCATGTTCCGTCTCCACTACCTCCTAATGTAAATGTTGCTTCTTCAGTAGCTGTTCCACCAGCAGCATTAGTACAAAACCATAAGAAGTTTCCAGTACCTCCAGATGTAATAGTAGTTGCTTGAATAGCACCGAACCCACTAAAACCTGGATTACTTCCGGGATCAAAAGGTAAATCACTAGCAACTCCATTTGTCCAGTTTGTATAAGGAACTGGATTACCTGAAGTCCACTGAAATGATTGAAATGCTTTATAACCTATTTGAGGATTTTGATAGTTTTGAAGCCATTCAACACCTGACGCTGGTGCAATTCTATTAACAGCTAAAGTTTCCCATTGAGCTCCTACACTTGAACCGTCAGATAAATCACCAGATATTACAATATTACTAGCAGCACCAGTATTAAACAATAAAGTTCCTGTCATTGTTCCTCCTGCAATAGGTACATAAGGACCACCTGATAATGTTATTAAACTAGAAGCTAAGTTAGCTGGTGTAATCCTAGTGTTTACTGCTCCTGCATATCCTACTATATCATCAAAGTTTGCTATATCTGCTTCTGCAGTAAATTGTGAAAATTTTATATTTGCCATTTTATTATTTTATTCTCTGATCATTAAATCAGCATTGTTTTCTGTTAACATTTGATCTACTCCATTTTCTAATATTATGAAATTAGTTGCTGGGCCTGATCCTGATCCAGGAACGTTAGGTATTGCTAATATAGCATTTGCATTTCCTAATATAGTTGGTGCCATTATTCTAACGCTAAAATATCAGACGCTGTTGTTCCTGTTGCCAATACTCTTATTACTTGTAAAGGTATAAAAGACGCGTTGGCTACATTAACTAATACAGTTTCATCTTGACCAGCTCCTGGAGTTAATACTGTTAAATCACCGGCTGTTCCAACAAAAAGACTGTATCCATCATATCCATCTTTTAATGCGCCACCGTTTCCTTTAAATATTTTATAAGCATATGGAGCCGCTGCAACTACTGCAGAGTTTAAAGTAATTACAGTTTCTGAATCTACTGATAATACTTCATGTATTTCATTACCTACATAAACAACATCTCCTCCAGCTATAAAGTTAGTTTTAAATGACGCTGTTAAGTCTGTTAATGTTGTACCGTTAGTAGAACTATTACCTTCTACTACACTTCCAGGTTGAGGTATATTAATTCCGTCGCTAGGTATTACCCTTATCGCGCTTACTGGTTGATTATTTGCCATGATTATTTATAATTTTTTGCTTTTTGTGTTATTGGACCTGGAGAATAAGGAGTTCCGTCTAATTTTAATTTCATACCATATATACCAGAACTAGATCCTTCGCCATGTAGTCTTCCTATTTGGCTTAATGGACCGTCCCATATATGAGTTTCTCCAACTATTCCACCTCTTTTACCACCCATATCTTTAGTGTGGCCTGGGTCTACTTTATAATGTTTATGATTCATAATTATTTATTTATAAATTTATTAATTTTTTTGGTTTTGTAAATTGAGTTCCATTTCCAAACATTCGCGCGGCTGCAAATTCTGTTTGTGGATTAAAGTTTCCAGCTGTTGCAATTGGTGCATCACCTACTGCCATACCAGCTGTTATATTATTATTAGGCGCATTACCTGTTGCTTCTTCTATTATATCAGGATTCATCATGCTATTAGCTTGAGTCACAGGACCTGCGTAACTACTACCAAAAGATAAATTATTTGGATCTTGATCATTAATACCAGATGCAGCTATTTGCTCTGCGGTTCCAATTTGTGGTCCTTGGCTTACTATACTACCAATACCTCCTAATAAACCGCCTCTTCTACGTAGCGCGTTCATACGTGCAATATGTTGTTGTGCTAATCTTCCAGCTCTTGTCATACCAAGTATACCACCGAATCCTCCAGCAATACCCATATTTGGATTATTATTGCCTCCTCCGCTAAATGCTGCGCTAGCCGCTGCTGATGCTCCCATATTATCTGTTTTTATCTTTGTTTACATTGTATATAGATGTTTGTAATACTTTATCTATATAACTTTTACCTTTCATAATAGAGTTTCTACGTTCACTTGTAGGTATATCATCTTCACCTAACATTATTCGGTAAATTCTTTGTATTAATTGTTTACCTTTAAAAGAAACTTTATATATGTTATACTTTTGAGTTGTTCTATTTCTATGTCTCCATACTACAACCCAATCATTTTGTATTAGTTTATTCCACCTTCTATTGTCCCAACTATATGAATATGTACCTATTTTAAAATCTTTAATAGTAAACATATCTATACAGTCTAAATAAATAAGTAATTCTAAATCAGCGTCAGTTAAGCCGTTGTTTTTACAAGCCCACTTACGGATAATGCGATAGTGTTTAAGCAGATTAAGATCTTTTAAATCTCCTGCCGATAGCCTTCTCATAAAACAACGACGACGTCTTGCGCCTTAATAACTTGATAAGTATTATTATCTATTTCAATAGAATGTCCAGCATGTCTATCATAAAATATAGTATTGCCTTCATCTAAACCTTTTATAGTATCTCCTACGGAGATTATTTTTGCTTCAATATATCTAATATCTGCTCTATCATTTTTATTTAATAATAAACCTCCTTCAGATTTAGTTATATTTTCTTCAACTTTTTGTATAATTAAATTATTTCCTACTGCTTTCATCGACACGTATGTTATTAATTACACAATCAGTTGATAATATTGTAGTTGCTACAGAAGCCGCGTTTGTTAGTGCACTTTTCGTAACTAACAATGGATCAATAATACCTGCTTTTACCATTTGTACCATATTTCCTGTAACTACATCAATACCGTGGCCTTCTACGACTATTGGTATATCATTTTTTATTCCAGCATTATCGAGTATTGTATTAAAAGGATATGATATTGCTTTTAATAAAATTTCTTCACCAATATCATTTGACTTAACATGCTGTGAAGCATTTAATAAAGCTATTCCACCACCGGGAACAATACCTTCTTTTATAGCGGCTTTAGTAGCACATATAGCATCTTCAACTCTATCTTGTTTTTCTTTTAACTCTATATCTGAGTTTGCACCTACTTTTACAATTGCAACCTTAGCAGATAAACGAGCTAGTCTATGCTCATACATAACCACTTCATGAGCTTTTAACTTTTTAGATAATTTGTTTTTGATATTAGAAATTATGTTTTCAACTTCTTCACTAATACTTTCAACTTGTATTATTGTTTGATCATTGTTAGTAGTTGTTTTTAAACATGTGCCTAAATAGTCAACTTCAATTGTATTTAAATCATCACCTAAATCTTCATTTATTATTTGCGAATTTGTAAGTAATGCAATATCTTCTAGTATTTCTTTACGTTTTAAACCAAAAGCTGGTGGATCAACAATATTAACTTTTATATTACCTTTCATTTTATTCATTACTAATGCTGATAAAACCGGTGGTTCTACATCTCCAATAATAAATAAAGCTTTATTGTTTTTAATAACGTACTCTAATACATTTTGTATTTGTCTAATTGAATCAATTTTAGAATCAACTATTAATACTAATGGATTATCTAACTCTGCAGTGTTATTTTCTTTATTTGTTACAAAGTTAGGATTTAATAATCCTTTGTCATATTCAACTCCTTCTACAATTTCAACTTTAGTTTCACCGTGTTGTGAAGGTTCCATTATAACTACGCCGGTTTTTCCGACTTGGATAAACGCTTCAGCTATAATTTCTCCAAGCTCGGAGTCATTATTTGTTGATATAGTAGCAATTTCTTTTATTTTATCTTCAACAGGTACTGATACTTTGTTTAAATATGCTATAACTTTATCTACTGCAGATAAAATACCTTCTTTGATTAATCTAGTATTTGATTTATCTAAATGT